GCACGTGAAGAATTGATGGTCGCTACGGTAAACGATAGTGGGGAAGATAAGTTCGGGGTAGCCAACGGAACTGCTGCAAACGGGGAGTTTGCGCCTACTTTCTTTGGTTATAAAGACAGTGACGACGATATATATTCCATTAATCTTAGAGGCATGACCGATGCAACAAACGATTCTAGTGATAGTTCTGATTTTGGAATTATTAACTTAGAAGGGTACAGAACCGACAATGCTTCTGACCCTAACAACGGTACTTTTTCACGTATAGAAAACAGAAAACTTTTAACCGTCGTAAACGGTACCGGTGTCGCGAGAACTTTTCCGATTATTATCGCCGCGGATGATAATATCACTATCGCCGGCACTTTAAACACTCGTAATATCTCTACGGATGGCAACAAACTTGATACGATAGAAACAAACGCCGACGTGACCGACACGGCGAACGTGACCGCGGCCGGTGCGTTGATGGATAGCGAAGTCGACGCCGATATTAAAACACTAACACTACCCGCGAACACCACTATATCGACTTTTGGCGCGAGTTTAGTCGACGACAGCGACGCGAGCGCAGCCAGAACAACTTTAGGCCTTGGCAGTATCGCAACCCAAGCCGCGGACAGCGTAACTATCACCGGCGGGGCGATATCAGGTATAACAGATCTCGCCGTCGCGGACGGCGGTACCGGTGCGGGTACTGCGGGTGGTGCGCGAACAAACTTAGGCCTCGGCACTATCGCGACACAGGCTGCGAACAACGTGTCTATATCCGGCGGATCTATAACCGGTATCGCAGATCTTGCAATCGCCGATGGTGGTACGGGCGCTTCTACTGCCCTAGATGCATGGAATAACCTAGTACAAAGCGCTTCTACAACAGTAGAAGGCGCGGTTGAAAAAGCCACCTCCGCAGAAGTTATTGCTGAAACAGCAGACAAATACGCGGATGCAGCAACTATGCAGTCGCATAACGGTATAGCAAAAGCATGGGTAAATTTTGACGGTACTGGAACTATATCAATTCGGGATAGTTATAATGTATCTAGCATTACAGATAATGGAACTGGTCTTTATACTTTAAACCTATCAATAACAATGGCTAACTCCGATTATGTCGTTGGGGGTTCTGCAAAAGTTCAGGATAACACCACGGCTAATTCAAGAGTTGTAACCCCGACCTCAAATACTACTACAACTTCTTGTCAAGTGACCATAGAAAGTGGAAATAACTCTCGTACTGACTGTGCATTAACAAGTGTTATAATTTTAGGGGAGTTAACATAATGGTAACAGATAAAAGAGTATTATATCCAAACAAAGAAAACGGTATTGCAGTATTGATACCAAGTCCTCATTTTAAAGGCACTATTCAAGAACTAGCAATAAAAGACGTACCTAAGGGGGTTCCTTTTTTAATAGTAAAGAAAGAAAAAATACCCCAAGACAGAACAAATAGAAATCTATGGACTGCCGATTTTTCGCAGCCTGACGGACATGGAGGTTAGAATGGCTATTACAATACGTAAAGAAACAGAACAAGAACAGGAAGAACGCATACGTGCGGCGCGAAAAGATTCTTACCCGCCTATCGGCGACCAATTAGACGCGATCTTAAAATGGATAACAAGCGAACGGTTTCAAGGCGAAGATCTTCCGCAAGATCTCGATAACATTATCGGACAGTGGGCGGCAGTTAAACGTAAACACCCTAAAACAGAAGGTAATTAAATGGTCGTTAGATCTACCGGTACTTTTTGCGCGAGCCGAGGGGTTAGACACCCCGGTAATGACATGCCGGGAGGGGGTGTAGCCCCTTTTCTGGCTAAATTTCCCGGGGCGGCCGCGGCCTATTCATTGCGGCAACTGAATAACGATGGTAATTTTAACGTAGTAAAGGTTAGACGCGGTAGCGACGACACAGTCCGCGACTTCACCGCCGGGGAGGTTGCAAACGGCACTCTCGGGTTGTTCATAGGTGCCGGGGATGGTTTCGTAGAAGTTTGGTACGATCAAAGCGGTAACGGTCTTCACGCGGCGCAACCCATAACCTCTAAACAACCTAAAATCGCTAATAACGGGAGTATAATAACCGCCGGCGGGGTAGCGGCTATAGATTTTGACGGGGTTTCTGATTGGTTAGCTACTTCCGGGTATATGGTCGAACTATCTGCTAACACCGACGTGCAGATAGCCATAGTGTATGGAAGTGCCGAAACCCCGAGCGCGACGAATTATGTTTTAGTGGAAAGCGATCTTAGTGAACCTTATTATTCTTCGCAGTTCATTGTCGGCAGCATAGGTTCGCAAAGCGACGTTTTGTGGGTTAACGCGGACGTTTTCGGTACGGCGCCCCCAACGCGTTACCTAGCAGGTTTCCAGAAAACCGGGGCGAACGGTCAAGCTTACGTTAACGGTGCTGTTAGCGGTGCGTCCGCAGCTTTAGTTATAAACTCGGAAGTCGGGGACGCGACTTACATAGGTGCTTCGGCCAACGGCGGCGCCACAGCCCAATACCAAGGCACCGTGCAGGAACTTATCGTGTACCACCACAATAATAACGACATAACAAGGTACGCAACTGAACAAGTTGCTTACTATAATCTATAGAAGAGGTTTAAAATGACATTTTTTCTTATCTTAATTTGTATCAAAGTCGTATTACTCGGCGCGGTCTACGGCCGTATCGACGGAGGCGGCCTCGTTAAAGTTTCCGAGTGGATAGAGCGCAGTCTAATTATGTTTTTCTTCGTTCTGGCGTGTACGCCTTTTGCCGGGTTGTACGCACTATTCGCCTACACCGGCGTCGTAGGTATCGCAACCGGCCACGGGCAATACTTTTTAGCGAGGAAACTTGTAGGACAAAAAGAACATAAAGAACGTGTAGATCCAATCGTTTCGTTATTCTTCGGTAAAGATTGGCGCGCAAACTTCCACCACGAACACAAATTTACAAAAGAAGAAAAACAATATTACGAGAACAACGTAAAAGCGAAACTATATTGGCGCTGCGTGTTCGGTATGTTTATGACAGGATCCTTAGTCGGCTTACCGGCGGCTATCGTGTCTATAGTGTTCGGTCAATATCTTATCGCCGGTGTGTTTGCGTTAACCGGCGTTGTGAAAGCCGCCGCATACGTTTTCGGGTGTGAACTGAAACGTGCTACCTCGAAGAGAGTAAAAGAAACCGAGATCGCAGAATACGCGAACGGCGGACTGCGTAACGTTCTTTGTTTAGTTGTGTTATACTTAATATTGTGAAAGGTTTAAACATGGCGGACATTGACGAACTATCGAGACAGCTTGGCGCGATCCAGTCGGATATAAAACATATTCGCACAACTACAGGCGACACGATAGAACAAGTTCGCACAATATCAACCGCGGCCATACGGCAGGAAGCTTCGGTAAGTTCTGCGCACAAACGCCTAGATCAGATAACCCCAAAAGTCGAAGCGTTGCATGACAGTAAAAACCGCAGCGTAGGGTTTCTAAGCGCGATCGGCATCACCTGCGGTACTATCGGCGCGATCGTAGTAAAATTCTTATCAAGCTTGCTACCTCATGTATAAATTCGGCGAAACTTCGAAAAAGCGCCTTGAAGGCGTCCACCCTAAGCTTATCTACACGGCAGAAACCGCCTTGTCTTACGGTGTTTTAGATCTTACCGTCGTGCCGTACGGCGGCCTTCGTACAATCGACGATCAGAAAGATCTTGTCGCGCGCGGCGCTTCACAGACAATGCGCAGCAAACACCTTCCACAAAACGACGGTTACGGTCACGCCGTAGATCTTGCGCCTTATCCGGTGGACTGGCTTGATATACCACGTTTTGTTATGGCCGGCTCTTTAATGTTTCGCGCGGCCGCAGAACACGGATTGATCTTGCGCTGGGGCGGCCATTGGCGTAACTTTAAAGATTACCCACATTTTGAGATAGTGAAAATATTATGATACAATACATGCCCTTTATTGGTGAAACGTTAGGACGTTTTTTCGGCAACCGCGAGAAACGCGAAGAGTACCAAGCCGATGCGCGCGGCGCCGTATATAAACAATTCGCAAACGAGTTCGGACATTCTCGCACGTGGTGGGATAGTCTTATCGACGGTTTAAACCGATTACCACGGCCGATAATGACTTTTGGTACTATCTGGCTTTTCTATTACGCGGTAAAGGATCCGGACGGTTTCGCAGAGAGTGCACAAGCGTTACAAGCTATGCCGAAAGAAGGTTGGATGGTCTTAGGTGCCGTCGTAACGTTCTGGTTCGCTGCGAAGCTACCGAAAGACTTCGGCAGATTGAAAATGTATGATACGGCCGCAAAAGAGATAAGTCGTAAAAGCGACGAGAGATCTCGCGATGTGGGTTGGAGTGATAAAGTCGATAAGAGATACGCTCGTGACGATTACGACAATTTAAACTAGATCCGCGAACGCGTCTTGTTCGAGTTCCGCCCGCTTTTCGTCTATAAATTTTTGTAGTAAATCAAGATGCCATTCTTCGACCTTTTGATCGAGGCCTACCGATAACGGCGAGAACGCATGTCCGCCTTTTAATTGAAACGAAACGAAACGCACTTCGTATTGCTCTTTACACCGCGCGTTTCGTTTTTCTTGAAAAGAACTCATGCTTCTAAATACCCTTTTTCTTTCAAAGCGAAAAAGATGTCTTTACAGGCGCGCGTATCCACCATAGCGTCGTGCGCGTCTTCGCCGATATCTTTATCACAAAAGAACTTTAAACCTTCGGCGAGTGACGGCCACTTGTACGCAGAGCCGCTACTCTTTGGTATTTTACAGATATTCGTTGTGTTTTTCATTGTACAGAAAAGCGCACTTGTCGGAGGCTCTAACGCCTCGCCGTTACACTCGCCGACGATCATTTTCCAGTCAAAATCTATATTGTGTGCTACGATAAGTTTAGCTTTGCGCGCTATGATCCGGAACGTTTGAAGCGCCATACGGGGTTTTACGCCGTAGGTGTCGCACATTTCGCCGGATATACCGTGGATATTGTAAGCGCCTTCCGTCATTAAAGACGTTTTTTGCGCGATCAACGTTGAAAATTCTGTTAACGTGCGGCCGTTCTTGTCGGTCAAAATCATAGCCAACTGGCAAATCCTACCTTGTTTCGGATCGTCCGGGTGTTTCTTCGGACTATGAAAACCCGTTGTTTCCGTATCGAAAAATAAATATGTCATGTGTTTTCCTTTCTTGTTTTCATTGCGTTCATAAGTAAATCTTGTACCGAAGCTTTGGTTTCCAGTCGTTCACGGACGAGGTCTTCGATCGTACCCTCGGCCGTAATGTAATATAAGAACACCGGGCGGTCGTATCCGGCTTGTCGTTGGCGCATAACCCCGATGCGTTCTATGATCTGGTCGTGTTCTTCCAAGTTCCAGTTCACCGAAAGAAAACACAAGATGTTTCCACCGTGTTGTAGGTTAAGGCCGTGTCCGGCGCTTGCGGGGTGTGCAAACAATATCGGTATTTTACCCGCGTTCCATTGTTTTATCGTCTTCGGATCCTTATCAAGAACGCGGCCTTTCTTGAAACGCTTCTTTAAACGATCTAAATCGCTTTTGAAGTTATAGGCCACCAGCACCGGCATACCGGCCGCTTCTTCTATAACGCTTTCCAGAGCGTCCAGTTTGGCGTCGTGTATTGTCTCGTACTTTTTACTACCGTCTTCGGTGTAGATACTGCCGTTGGCGATCTGTAAACACTTCATGGTTTTAACGGCCGCGTTCACCGCTTCGACGCTTTCAAGATCGTTCAACTCGGCGAACATGGTTTTTTCCATATCCTTGTATATTTTGAGCGCTTTCGGTGGTAGCTTCACTTTTATGCGCGATACTATAGGTTCTTCGATGTCGAAAAAGTCTTCGGGTTTAACCGATATACAAGCGCCTTGCAATTTTTCTTCTATCTCTTTTTGTGAATGAGGGAGCGGATCCAGACTGAAACCGTTAAACGAGCGTTGAAACCACCGATCGCGGTAGCTTGTAAAGGTGCGCCCTAAACGTTCCCCTGCGTCGATAAACCAATTTTGACCCCATAGATCTATCAAACCGTTCGGTGCAGCCGTGCCGGTTAGGTTGACAAACCGGGCGGATTTATGCGCGACATAAGCAAGATATCGTGCGCGTTTTGCGCCTTGGTTCAATCTGAAACCTTTTAATTTCGTGCTTTCGTCTGCGACGACCATGCCGAACGGCCATTTACGGATCTGTTTTCTCTTCTGGCCTTTCTTTTCCGGCATTTTAAAATATTGTTCTATTAACCACGGTATGTTCTCGTAATTTATTGTGTATACGTCTGCTTTCGTTTTTAAAGCCCGTAGACGCGTATCTGCGTCGCCAATAATTGCTGATACCTTCAAGTGTTTTAAATGGTTCCACTCGTCCACCTCGTCAGGCCATGTGGACGCTGCGACACGTAGCGGCGCTAATACGAGAACCGGACGCGTTAAGATACCGGCGAGGCGTAGATATTCTATAGCGGTGAGCGTGGCGACCGTCTTACCCATACCCATACCCGCCCACACATTACCGCGGGCGTTATCGAGTATGAACGCGATAATTAGGTCTTGCCACTCGTGCGCTATAAAATCTTTAGACATTGCGGGTTATTTTCCCTATGAAACGATGCACGGCTATAAAACTATCTAAAACATACACAGGTATTCCGCGCGAGTTCATAAGTTCATGCTCGCGTAATTGATGCGGCTTAGGTTTTTCGCCAGGTGCTTTACATTCCGTCCAGTGACCGCCGTTAAGCATAACGAAGTCGTCCGGCGCGCCGTTACGACCTAACCACGAAACGCGGCGGTATTCCCCGCCCGCTTCTTTTACGCGCTTCTTGAGATAAGCTTCTATGTCTCGTTCTCTAATCATTTTTAATCTTTTCTATATCTATAATCTTCAAAACCACCGGCGGCGAGGGGTAGATCCTTACACCATTCTGGGTTCGTTTCTAATAATGCACTTAAATGTTCGTGACTATATTCGCCTGTATCCGGCGCTTCGGTAATAAGTTCGTCGTGAACCGTTAAAACGGTATTGTATCCTGCGTCTTCGACCGGTAACATACGCCACGCCATAACGTCTCGCGCGCTAGATTGACAGATATTCTCTAAAAGCTTACCGCCGTAGGTACGAAGTCTTTTCCATTTACGCGTATACGGATGTACACCCATATACGAGATCTGGCCTTTCTCGTCGATCTGCGGCGCCGGGTAACACAAACACGCCCCCGACGGTAGTACGCAGCGCAGCCAAGATCCCGAACGGTAGAAGATAACGCGGCGCACTCTTACTTTCGTCTTAGGGTTCTTAATCGCCTTGCGCGCGCCGTTTTCGAGTTCTTTCCATAGCGCCGCTATGTTCGGGTGTGCTTCGCGCCATAATCTTTTCAAACCGTCCATAGCCATATAAACAGGCGGTTTCAGGCCGTAATCGCTGCGGCCTTGTTTCATCTGCCATTGATGGAACGCCCTAGCTTCTTGCTGTATATCCCCCGGCAGTTTAGGCCATGCGGTGCCGGCCAGAAAGTCAAGGTCGATACCGTAAGTCAACGCCCCTGTTAAGAAAGCGCCGACACCGCCGCCATATTGTAACATAAGTTCCATGACTTTACCGATCTGCCGGTCGTCTTTGTCAACGCTCGCCGGATCAACGTTAAAGGCTTTCCCGTATGCTACTTTATATAAATCGTGACCCGTTCCGTTGTCGTAATCCCGGAACGCTTGAAGTTTCCAATTCTCATTTGCAAACCACGCGCCTTTACGGCCTTCAATGTTCGATAGATCTGATACATAAAGTTTCTTGTTCGGTGAAGCTTTAATACACCCGCGCACCGCCGAAGACATTAACCCGATCACGTCGTCGGGATCTATCAAGTCAATAACGTTAAGTTTAACCGCTTCGATCGCTTGTAAAATATCGTCGTTGCGGTGTGTCGGCCTTGGTAAGTTCTGCGGCTGAAATATCCGCCCCGCCCACCGGCGCGTTCTTGCTGCGCCGTCGTACTGTAACGTACCGCGGAGGCGTCCGTCGTGGCCGACAGAGCGTATCAAGGCGTTATACTTAGACGTGGATGTCGTGGACGCTTTTTGTCTTATGCTTAACAATTCTTTTACTTCCACCGGTAGATCGGGATCTTGTAGGCGTTTTTCGATCGTCGCTTTTTGCATATCCGGCAAATGTACGCCGTAGCTTTCCACAAGATGTTTTAAAAGCTTGTCGCGCTGCGTGGTTCGCTCGACCTCGTTATCGGTTATATCTTGCGTTCTTTTCGATAGTTTCTTCTGGCTTTTCTTAATCGCTTTAACCGCGGCCGTAGCAAGTTCGAGATCCACTTCAAACCCGCGGTCGTTTATCTTTTGGTCAAGTTCCCAAAGTCTGCGTTCCATACCTTCATAGTTCCAGTTCGGCATTTTACCGTGTATGTACCGCATAGACGCGATATCGTTACCGGCGTAATCTATGAACTGCGCCCACTCTTCGGGGTGTGTTTCTTTCGTCGCGCGATCTAAAGTCCAGTTTTTCGGCCGCGGTTTACAAAATAAATTGATAAGGCTTTTACCGGTCTTCTCTTTCGCAAGATCTACCGGTACGTCGAGCGCGACACATAACTGACTTAATCCTGCCGGTAGTGCGTGAGCGAGCGCTTGCACCATAGTATCGTGTATCTGCGACACCGGTATGTCTATATCTAGCGCGCCGCGGATAACGGCGCGGTCAAAAGCGCTATTGTGAAAAACTTTAGTGACGGCGGGATCCACTAACATATATTGTATATCTTCCGGTAGCGTCTCGCCGAAGGTGAGATCCACGACCTCGATATCGCCGTCGGCGCCGACCGCATACGCGAACAACGTTATTTCAACGTCTTCGGCGTACCGATAGTGTCCGTTGCGTATAGGCGTTGCGCTATACGTTTCTGTATCACAATATAAATATGTCATTTTATCCGTGTATAGTTGGCGGGCATATCTCTTTGCCCGTATGTCGATTTATGGCCGCGCCATGCGATGCGCAACGTTGTTTCAATACTTCTTCTTGTCTACCCATTTCGCGATCAAAAGCGGTATGCAGAATTGTTACGGCTGTGAAAACGCAAAATATCGTTAAGGCGCAAACCGCTATAGATTTTATAATAAGTCGTGTCATAACAAGTTCTCGCCTTCCAGTTCGTATTCTACCAATTTGATAATGTCGCTCGCTTCGGTGTTCAAAACGTCCGCTAAGTCGAATAACCGGCTTACGCTAATACGGTTCTTTCCAGTCTCGTATTTTTGTAATTGCTGATAAGATACCCCGAGAGAAGCGGCGACACGTTCTTGCGTCAACCCCGCCCGATCTCGAAGCCGTCTTAATACAGTACCGGTCATTCTATCGACTTTATGCGACATAGTTAAGTCCTTTCAGGATCTTTCGAAAATAACGTCGGCTCGAGTTCTTTTTCGACAAGGCGCATATACCCGATCTTATCGTGCCAACTATCGTGATGTTCTGGATTGCCGTTTAAAATGCGCGCGGTCTTCGTTGCGTCCATTTCCAAAGCTTCTCTTTTAACGTCGTCGAGTAATTCCCAATTCGGGCTATTACGCAGCGCCGCTTTAATGTTTTGAGCAATACGGCACGTTTCTTTAAAGTCGCCGTAATACTTGTTCCGCTGTTTAAGTGTCTCGTTTACAGTCATGTGTATATCTTTCTTAAATTAAAATTAACGAGGCGGCGTTAAGCCGCCCCGCATAGTTTTCGCCGTTCTAGGCGACGTCGTCAATGTCGTCGAAATCTTCTTCGTCGTCAAAGTCGTCGTCCGCACCTTCCCCTAGATCGTCGAACTCGTCTTCGGATACCGGAATACCACCACCGAAAGCGTCGCCTTCTTTGTAGAACTGTACGCCGCGTAGTGATGCGTTTATGCGTTGTCCGTAGTCGTTATCCTGCGCCCACAACTCAATAGAGCCGTTAACGTATGAGCCTGAATATGGCCGGCCGTCCGCTTGCGTAAGCGGCGTACGGTCGCGATCTAAAACCATAGGACGTTTCGCGTTAGAAGCGCGAACAGCCATATTGTCTTTGAAACCGTCATAAACGTTACCTTCTTTATCGGTCATTTCGTTACCGTCAAGGAGGCAAACACGTTCTTTCTTCATAAGGTTCTTCAAAATCGTTTCACCTTTAGCGCCCCACTTAGCAACGGCAACGTCTTTCATCGCCGATCTAATCGCTTTGTGGTTCGCGCCGCCTTTTTCAAAGATAAAGACGCAAGAGTGAGTAGGGGGACCGTCCTTGACGGCCTTCGCTGTGAACAACTCGGCGAAACCGAGCCGCGCGTTTTTAATCTTAACAATCATAGTATATTCCTTTCTTGTGTTAAGTTAGTGTTTCCGTATTATGTATCTTCGGCGGTTAAATCGTCGAAGTCTTCCGATACGGGCGAAAGATCAAGCGCTTTACGCTTATCACTTTCCGGCGCTACGGCCGGTTTACCTTCAGACTGTGTAATAAGATCTTGTAATTTATTCCACTTTCTCGGGTTTTGTTTTAATAGTTTTTCAGTCTGCGTCGGCGAAACAAGCTTTTTCGTGTACATGTCGTCTTGTTTAATACGCATTGATTTTAACGTCTCTTCGGCTTCGTTCGCGTCTACCCACGACCGCGCGCCGCGTTTACCTTTAACCAGTTTATAGCCGGGGATCTCAGTACCGTCCATAAGACGCGCGTATGTCTCGGCGCGGATCGCTTTACACCAGTCTTGGATAAAATCGATCTTCTCCATACAAGACGCGAGCCACTTATTCGCGGTTTCTTCGTCGTTATATTCTTGTGTTAAGCCTATAGTGTGGTCGACAGCGCATTGTTCTTCGTCAAGATCTTCAAACTCGTCCGAAGTGGCGACGTCTCGTTCGCCGAAAACAGTACCGGCGACAGCTTCGCGCGCAGCCGGGCATATCGCTTTTGCTTTACAAAACCGGCATTGTTTCTCGCCGGGGTTCAATATGAGCTTTTCGGGCGGGGTGCCTTCTCTTAAAAGTTCGCGTTGGCGTTCGGCGATCTGGCCTTGTGTTTTAAGCTTCTGCGCGAAATGTCTCATATCCTGCGCTTCGTAAGTGTGTTCGCTGATATGCTTAAGGCGGATTTGGTGTATAACCAAGTTCACCTTTACGACGTCATAACCGACAAGTTCGTAAGCGTCCATTACGCCGCAGCCGTATGTCATAAGCTGTTCATTCCCTTCGGCGTCAACTTTAACACCCATTCCGTATTTAAGATCTTCGACAGATAATAAGACGGTATCGTCATTAAATTCTACCTGTATCACAATGTCGGCCGTGCCGGCTTGGTTCGGTATACCGATAACGGCTGAAAAGTCGACTTTCTCTTCTACGTGAAGCGTTACTTCTTTAACGTTCGGTAACATTTCGAACTCTTCCATACGCTCGATAATACTATCGACATAATTCTGAACATGCTCGACCATATCTTCGGTAACTTTCCAAGATACAGGCTCGCCGCGTTCTTCCCAAGCGATATACTCGTTAAGCATTTCGGCGGCGTTCGGTACTTTGTTTGTCAAGACCATTTCGGCCAGTTCATGCGCTGCGGTGCCTTCTAGGGCATATTTACTCGTGCTATCCGGTCTATCTTCCGATAAGGCGACGGATCCCGGGCAACGGATATATCGCGCTGCGCTTGACGGGCTGTATAAAGAGTGTCCGCTTGCGGGTGTTTCGTGTGTATTAGTCATTGTGTATCCTTTTATAGTGTTCGGCGGCTTGGCGGTAGCGGTGGGTAGCGTCAAGATCTCTTTCTCGCTCGGCTTGGTATGCAAGACCCTCATACTTTTGTACAAGTTGTTTTGCGGTACCACGAATAACTTCGTCACCGATTTTAGAAGTGTAAATCTTTGAACGCCCCCGATCCATTATGTTACGTCCTCTTCTTCGACCCCGGCTTTAAGCATGTCGAGATATTCTTGGTACTGATCTTCTTCAAGATCTTTCGCGGAGTTGACATTGCGGCCAAACTGCGCAAAAACTTCTTGCAGACCTTCACGACCTTTTACGCGAACAAAAGCAAGCGTTTCTTTTTTAACAGTATCGTACGGAACTGTTTTACTTTTCGGCTTGTCTTTCTTTGGAGCTTCTTTCGGCTCTTCTTCTTTCGGCTCTTCTTTTTTAGGCTTCTCTTTCTTCGGAGCTTCTTTTTTAGCTTCACTCTTAACAGTTGGCACCGAAGCCGTCTTAGTTAAAGTGTCGATCTTCTCTGTAAGGCCGTTGATTGCCTCGGTAAGATCGCTTAACGTTTTTTCAATAGACATGTGTGTTCCCTTTCTATAGTCTAATTAACCCGAACACGCGTTAACTTTTTGCGATATTCGATGTCTAGTTCTACCCGCTTAAATTGTTACCGTCAACAGTTTTTAAAATATTTTATTAAATTATTTTTATTAACAACCGCTAACGCTTACCCACGTTCATTTACGTTCGTGTACTATTTTTTTTGCATAAATTTATATGAATTTTTTAACTTGCCCGCATAGGTTTTATTTGTTATTCAGTAAAAGTCAATAAAACTTAAAAGAAGGATACCCACAATGTCTAAAAAACAAAACACACCTGAATATATTATGATCGAACTCGGCAATCGCAATTACACAATAGCAAAACGTATTGTCGGATATGTTACCGAGTACAGTATGATCGCGACGTGTCGCAGCCGCGTCCAAGCACAAAACTTGGCTGAACTTTTAAACGGCGGTAAGTGATGTCGGATCTTACTCTCGATATGGTTTTAAAAGCTAAAAAACTTTTAGAAGAACAGCCGTGTGAATATTTTATGGGTTTTCTTGTAGACGACGCAGAAGCGGCGCGAAAAACATGGAACGAGACAATCGATCGTTTGGTAAAAAGCAATCCAGATCTAACAGAGAGTTTAGAAAGGTATAGACAATGACAGAAGATAAACCAACGAACGCGGATGCTTTAGCTGCCTTGGAAAGCCTTTATGGTAGTGCGTGTGAGTTCGACCCTTATGGATCGAAGCGAGAATATAAAACCATACGCCAAGCTT